CCGCGATCATGAAAGACGTTTTACGTCCTGTTCATGAGGCTGCATACGATCGGCTTACCCAACGTAGCTGGCTAGTCCGTGGTGACGTCAAGAGGGAACATTTCGAGTCCCTTCGACCCACTCACTCTCCCGGCCACGATTTCATCTCGGGCGACTACGAGGCCTCTACCGACAATCTGCACACCGATGCTGTGCTTGCCGTGGTAGAGACCCTCGCCGAGGATTTGCCCCCTAGGGAGGCGGACTTGTTCGTCCGCAGTTTTCGAGACTGTCAGGTCTCAATAGAGGATGGTGGAAAGACCTGTCATTTCCCCGTTGTCCGCGGTAGTATGATGGGTAACCTAGGCTCGTTCGTTGTACTTTGCATCCTTAATCGGATCTGTTACGAACGAGCTCTTAAATTAGCAGGTTAGTCGTCTACTCACGGCGTCTTGATCAACGGGGATGACATTCTTTTCACAGGTGAGAGTGGTCTTTACTATAGCTGGCTTCACAGTACGTCTGAAGTCGGCTTCGTTATCAATACTAGTAAGACCATGAGATCCCAAACTTACGGTGACCTTAACTCGCAAACCTATAGGTTTGACAAGTCACGTAAGGTCAAAAAGCTTTGCTTTGGGTTTCTCGGCTCTGACTCGTGGAAAGAACCCGAGGGTTCACTTGCCCGTCCTCTTTTTGAGCTCTGCAAACAGGTAAAGTTCTCATCGGCGGCCTGGCTCTTGATGGCCTTTCCGGTGAGAAAGCTGCTTGTCCGCGCTCCTCTCCCTCTCTCTTCTATCCCCCATCGTTGGTGGAACTTCCTCGTAAAACGTTCGTGGTTTCGCGGCATCTTTGACAATGATAAAGCCGCTGTTCTTGAAACCACTGGCGTTGAGAGGTCTTTACCCTTTGTTCTAGGAGCGCCTTTAAAGGTATCAACTCCTTTTCTAGAACAGAGGTTGTCCGACATGGGGGATAGAGCCATAAAAGAAATTGTGAATGAATGGATTGGGGTACCTGTACCCCCGCTTAAATCGAAAAGACCCCATACGAAGTTTCCAAAACTTCGTAGCAAGTTTAGGCTGGGTAGGCAGTGCCAGATGTGGAAGAGACTGTGGTTGGCTCCTGTACTGGATTACGTGACGGAGAGGTTCCCTGAACTCTTGCTCTCCGGTAATCCCGTGTGGGTTGACGACCAACCAGGTCTCCAATCTTCCTACCGCATCACCAGGTCCTTCATTCGACCCATAAAATTTTCCCCTCCCTCAAGTTTCTCCTTTGAGAAGCTAGTTTACCAGAGTGATTTCGTCC